ACTTGAAGTTAGAGGGTCCAGTGAAGTCAGCAAGAGAATGCTGAGTCTTCCACAGTGCCTCAATATCGTCGTCATTGTCGAACAGAGCAGATGGTTCTGCAAACTCTGACTTGTCATAGTTCCAGTATCCATCTACCTTACGAATCTTCAACTTGAAGTTCGCACCTTCCCAGAAGTCGAAGGGATTGACAGGAGTTTCATCTTGGAATGCAGGCTGCATTGCCTCCATGATCTTGTCAAAGATTTTCTTACCATAACGGAAGAGGAAAACCTTACCCTCGTTCTGAGGATTTGCAGGGTCTTCTACAACATAGATGTTGGAGTAGTACTGCAACTTACGCTTCTGCTTACGAGCAATCTCCTTATCTGACTCTACACCAGAGTTCCACAGACGAGTGTTATACTCTGATACAGGGTCATTCTGACCTACAGTGGTGAGAGAGTTCTCAATGTACCACTGACCAGTTGGACCTTGGAACGCATGGTTCCACAGTTTTGCCCAAGGCATGTCCTCACCCTCTACTGCGGGTAGGAAACGAATGACTGCATATCCATTACCAGACTTGTCCATGACTGGCTTCCAGATACGTTCATCAACGTAGGACTTCTTTTCTTGGGGTGCTGACTCTGCTTGGACTGCGCCAAGTAGTTTGTCGAGTGAGTTTTGCTTCTTAAGAGCGGATAATGACATCTTATGTCTCCTTATGTTAACGTATGTTTCGTATGTTAAAGTATATTTAATTTATCACAAAGACTGTCTTTTGTCAAGTAACTTAGATTATTAAATTTGCCGTGTTGGTCTGTTAGAAAAAACTCTTCTTGACCGAAGCGGTCAACAGGATCAACCCAATAGAATTTAACATCCTTGTACTCTGTAAAAACAGTTTGCATCTGGTTAATCCAGTTAACTGGATTAAATCCTTTTGCATCACTTGACAGATAATTATCTGTCCCTTTATATATGTTGTTCAACGGCTCATCATATGACGATAGGTCAAACCCCACTATATAAACTTCATTCGCACCCTCTTGACAAGCAAGGTGTAGTGCGGTATTACCAGCAGACCACCCAACAGGGTAGTCAATACTATTTATTCCATCATCCTCTTTAACGTATGTAATCCAAATGCCAACGTCCTTCTCCATCTTTGCACGAAGGTCTTTCATGTTGAGGTCTGGATTCATCTTCATTGCAACCTCAATCTTCTCCTGTAATGTAACAGGGTCTTTACCTGAGATGACACATTGCTCTGTGTGGTTGCCCACCCTTTCTGTTTTGTGAATGAACGACTCTGGTATGTCATATCCCATGAACATCATATCTGCGATCTCAGCGGGGACAGGACTCCAGTTTGTAAAGTGAAACCTCATCGTGTCACCTGTAGTGAACTGGCCCTCTAATAAATCAGAAGTGTAAATCTCTTGTTGCATGGGGTAGTCCACTGCGACTAAATTATCCACCCACATATCACGATAGATTGCATTGCACCCCCAAGTAACTACGTCCTTATCATTTCTATCAAAAGTAGTAACATTCTCTGCCCACTTTCTAGACTCCCCGTTACCAAATACGACTGCTTTACTCATTCACAAATTCCTGTATCATGGGGAAGATAGGTGCAATTGCAACCGCACACTCTCTGGCAATCTCCATGTGTTCTTTCTGCGTTCCATGACCACTACGAAGTTCAATGAAATGCACCCATGAACGAAGAGTACCATTCATGTACATGCGTGACATGGTAAGACCCTCCGGTAGAACTGCACGAGCCTGTTCTTTTGCGATACCCTTACTGATTGCCCAGTTGTATGCAGAACGTGCGTCCTCAATCACCATCTCCTGTAGAGTGTCCCACTCTTCCTGTAGTTTGGGGTCATCAATCTCTACACTGTTCTGACGGTTCTTCTCGTCCTGTAGACGAGCTTCTCTGGTAACGAATTCCAAATCCTTAGTCGGGTCTGCATAACGCTGACTGAACTCTTGAAAAGAGAACGAGCGGTGACGCAATATCTGTCGTCCAATATCTCGTGTTGTCTCAATCTCAATACACGCACTAACCATCTCTAGAGGTGACCAGTGCTTGTGTTTAATAAGATATCTAACCAATTTCTCGGCGGTATCTCTATTCAACTGATTAGAAGGATTAGATACACGGGCACAATATGCAATAAGGTCTTGTGCGGTATCTATACCAATGAACCCTTCTTTGGGTACTTGTGAATGTGATATAAGTTTTACTGTCATGATAATTTGTTTGTAGGTTTACTACCAGTAAAAATTCTGTGTTTGTTTTTATATTCCAACTCTGAAATACGTTCATCTAAACGTCTGTTCCAACGATAGTCCAAGATGCTGACCACAACTAGACAAATTATTGAAACACCTAAAAGAACATCTGCTATCATAAAACTCTCCTAGAGAATGGTGCCGCTGAGAAGATTCGAACTCCTGACCCATTGATTACAAATCAATTGCTCTACCAACTGAGCTACAGCGGCACTTCTCTCCTACTTGCGGTTACGATTAGGTCGGCGGTTGTTACGCATCATTGCGAGTTCCTTGACCCGCTCTGACAACTCACCGTTCTTCTTGGTGAGTTCTGCATTGTCCCACTGTAGGGACTTTACAGTGTTTTGAAGTTCGGCAACCTTTGCCTCAAAGAAACCTTCAACTCGTTCCATCTCTGGACTCCTCAATTAATGTTAATAAATTCATTCTATACTTATTCTTGTCAATTGTCAAGAACCTTTTATAATCATTCATAAATTTTTTTAGGTCAGGCCATACAATATCGTCCTCTAATTGTTTATCCCAATTCTTACTGAAAGAGACTAACTCATCTAGAATGATGAGCGTCTCTAGTGATACACGCCCACCCAGAAACTCCTTGAGAAGTTTCGGGTGGTTGTGTTTCTTCACCTCAAACAGTGGTTCAAATTCCTTCACAAGTGGAGTCATCTCAACCACAAACATATTAAAGAAGTTACTCCGCTTCAACTTCCATGAGTTATAATTCTCATCATTGAAGTTAGCAATGTAACCCTTCCTGTCCTTGATGAAGTTGGACAGAAAGTAATTCTTGACTTCCTCTTCTGACTTATATTTTCTGGATAGACGCACGAAGAACCCACGGTCCTTGCGCTTATAGAATGTTTCTCTGGAAATGCGAGTCTTACCTTTGTACTTCACAAAGTCATAATCAGTCTTTCCAAAATGCGCCTTGAAGGCACAGTACATCAAATATATGTCAATCGGTTCCATTACAGATACGCTTCGATACCCAATCAGTTAAAATGCAGGGGATTACCCCGTGAATGAAAAGAACAATACCCATTGACCACGCATGAAAGAGGTGTTTGAAATAGGTGGTGTTCTGTTCTTTAAGATGACTCATACGGGTAACTTAGCTGTTCTTGGTAAAAAATTTAGTTCCCTCGCATTTGCCTCAATCTTCTCTTTGAGACTTTTTGAGATAAGGTTCCCGACTGTATCGGGTTCGATGCCTTGTTTGTAACAATAATCTAGTACTGCCTCCATGTGGGTAATACCCTTTTCATTAGCAATCCTTTCAATCTCAAGAGAGAAAGATTTAGCAGTGTTCAAAGTCATAAGTTCTCCTCTGGTAAAAAAAGTTGGGGGCTGACCGTGGGCCCCCGCGAGACTATTTCTGGCGTCTAACCCCTATTATTTAGAAGGAATATCGAGTCTTCACTCCAATGGTCTTACCCTGTTCTGTAATGTCAGTATCAACATTGTAAGTACCATATGGTGTAATTGTGAAAGACTTGGTAATCTCCCAATCATACTTTAGTCCAACTTCAATAGTATCTACTTCGCTGTTGTCCCAATCATAATTTGGAAGTAGGGAAAGAGTAAAACCCTTTGCACCTGCTTCGATACCAAACTCAGTGTTGGTGGTTTCACCGTCGATGTCATACTCTGTGTCAGTTACGATTGCGAGGTCAACCATGTTCATTGGATTTGGTTTCTGTGGTTCATTAGCAAGAGCAGTAGATGAAATACCTAGTGCTGCTACTAGAGTGATGATTGTTTTAGTCATGTTAGTCCTTTCTGTTGATGAACTCCTGTAGTTTCTCTGCTTGAGAGATAACTTCATCAGGATGGAACATCTTTGGAATGTACTGGTCGAAACTCTTGTACATTTCCTTGTTGTCTTCTGCTGCCTTCTCAAATGCTTTCCATGCCATATTAGACGCAGCCTCATACTGTTTGTCAAGCATATCTTTTGCCATAGTCAGAAGATCAAGTCGAATCTCATAAGGTGTCTTAGCCATGATTACTCTCCCGCAAACTTTGCCATCTGACGTAGAGCAGCAGCCTCTTTGGGATACCCCTCACGTTCCATTTCAATTGCGGCACGATGGTAACCATATGGTTTCATTGATTCAAAAACTCTCTTGAACCAATCGCTAAGACCTGTTTCAAATGTTAGTGTAGAAACGATGAATGTCATTTCTTTCTCCTTGTGTTTGTGTGTGTTGGTGGGTGATTCTGTTGCTAGGACACCCACCGAAACCCCGACACTTACTGCTTACGCAGCAAGGGCCATTGGTGCAAAATTATCGTTTGCATTTACTATAGTAGTCTATACGCGACCAACCGTGTAACTCCGAATTCCTATTAACTGCCCGTCGATCCTAGTTCGCCCCCCTCAGAAACACACTCACTGAATGTGCTTGTGGTGGAGGCGGCGGGTACTGCCCCCGCGTCCAGTACAGCGTTGAGTCAACATCAACGTTACCTGTTATATATAACACTTTTTCCTTTGAGAGTCAAGGAACTTTTTGTCGCCTTGTTCACAAATTCCACATCTTTACCTGACCCAATAATACATGCATTACCATTTGCAAAAGATTCAATGATGGTAATTCCAGTGTCTCCAACGTACATTAGATTGACAGTATTGTTATCGGGGTCAGACCAATACGCATATGGCTCTTCACCTAGATTTGTAACTGCACCCAGAACAATGTTTAACGGCGCACAGAGAACTGGTTTCTGCGTTTGAAAGAAAGATGGTGGTTCCTGTGCAAAGGTTGATGTGCTAAGCAGCAGTGCTGTTAGGAATGTTAGATACTTCATTACGTCTTCTCCA